CACTCGACATCTGCCCGGCACCCCGACTCTCTCACCGCGACGGCCCGCAAGCAAGCAACGGGTTCGAGCGGGGCAGTCGGGGGGCCGGGGCAGATTGGACAGTTGATTCGGCTAACGCCAGCGTTAGTATGGAGACATGATCTTGGCGCTACCAAACAACCGAAAGCTCATCAGCACGGCAGAAGCCGCGAAGATCCTGGGCGTGAGCATGAGCCGGATGCGGCAGCTGGCGAGTGACGGCATGGTGTGGAGCGAGCACGCGGCCAAGAACGCCCGCGTGTTCGACGAGACAGAGATCAAGAAGCGGTCCAAGGCCCCACGGGTCACGGGCCGCAAGCCGGGCGGATTCCGGCCAGGGTAAGCGGGCTTCTCCCGCCGAATCCAGCACTGTTCGAGAAAACGCGAATAGGCCCTTGACCCGTTCTTGCGCTCGCGGTAGAGTTCGCCGCGTCGTTCTTGCGGCGGCGGGAGAACGACGCGGGCCGAGAAGTTTCGACTCCTCCACCCGACGTTTCTCGCGGGCTAGACCGCACAAAAAAACGAGTTGACCAACAACTGAACTTGCGTACACCTAGGACATGCCACTCATCACGGTGATGGGTGGGCCACTCAGGCGAGGGACGCCCGATGAAAACCCGAAAGAAAGCATCGGCGGCCCGACTCACGAAGGGAGCCGGTCATGGACATGGACGTCGAGATAAGAAACCTGCGGACCAAGGGCCGCGAGATCGAGGAGATCGCGGAGCTCTACGGGCTGGACGTGTCCGACGTGGAGGAGCGGCTGGCGTCGGCGTGGCGGGACCCAAGGTTCGGCGGCAAGGCCGAGCCGAACGAGTACCTCATCATGCTGGAGGCGAGCGCGGTGCGGATGCACTGGTCGCCGGAGGAGGAGTCGCGACGGCGGGGGCACCGCAACGGGTGGACGCCCCCGGATGCGTCGGAGTCGATCTTCGCCAAGCCCGTCGCGAACTTGCGGTACAGGTCGTCGTGACCGCCGGCACCCTGCGGGCCAGAGCCCGGGACGCCATGGACTGCTGCCACGGCCGGCTGCCGCTCAACGAGACGATCGACCTGTCGATCGACGAGCGGATCGAGCAGGGCGATGCCGAGGCACTGTTCGACGCGGTCGTCGAGGCCATGGAGACGCTCGCGGACCTGCAGGACCGGATCGCCGAATCGTACATGTGTGACGCCGACACCATGCGGCGGCTCGCGGCCGTGCGGCTCCGAAAGGAGCTGACGGGCCGGGACTGGCGTGGTGCGGCGTGGCCGGAGCAGGAGACCGCCGCGACGGATCGCGGCGGGAGGGAGGCCGGCGGAGCCGGTCGCTGACAGGACGGACACCCGGCGAGCCACGGTAGGCAAGCCGGCCAATACACGGAGGGGCTCGTGCTGATTCTCAGCCGCTACCAGGGACAGGCAATCCGGATCGGTCCGGACGTGACGGTCGTGGTGACCGCGATCAAGCAGGCCAACGGCTGCCGCCCCATGGTGAAGCTGGGCATCGACGCGCCCCAGTCCATCACGGTGATCCGCGAGGAAATCGAGGAGCGATATGGCGCACCAGACGACGGCGACCAGCGATGCCGCGAGGCGTCGAGAGGCGAAGCAGGCACTGGGGCTCGCCCGTGCGTGCCGGCTTCTCCGAGCAGTGAATCTCATGCTCACGTCCGCGGCGGCTGTCCGCGGCCAGAGCAGGGTGTTTGATGGCGACTTGCGGATGGTCCGCGAGGCCGCAGAGCTGATGAACGAGTGGGCCAAGGACGAGGGCACAAAAACATGAAGATCACAAGAGGTATCCGACAGACACCGAGCCGCGTGGTGATCCACGGGGTCGAGGGCATCGGCAAGAGCACGCTGGCGGCACAGTTCCCGAACCCGATCGTGCTCGACACCGAAGACGGCACCAACCACCTGGACGTGGCCCGGGTGACGTGCGGCGACTGGGCGACGTTCAAGGCCGCACTGGTCGAGATCGCGGGCGACACGCAGGGGTTTCAGAGCATCGTGATCGACTCGATGGACTGGGCCGAGCGGCTGCTGATCGAGAAGCTCTTGAAAGATGCCAACAAGCGGAGCATCGAGGACTTCGGTTTCGGCAAGGGCTACACGATGGTCGCGGAGGCCGTGTCGCGGCTGCTCGACGACCTGGACGTGATCGTCGGCAAGGGCATGAACGTCGTGCTCGTGGCCCACACCAAGGTCGCCCGCACGAGCCCGCCGGACATGGACGAGGGCTACGACCGCTTCGAGCTGAAACTGACCAAGCAGAGCGGGCCGCTCGTCAAAGAATGGGCCGACGCGATCCTGTTCGCCAACTACAAGACGCGGCTGGTCGAGGGCCAGGACGGCCGGACGCGGGCCAAGGGCGGCAAGGAGCGGGTGCTGCACACCGAGCGGGCCGCGGCGTGGGACGCGAAAAACCGCTGCGGTCTCCCGGCCGAGATCCCCATGGACATCGCGGCCCTTGCCCCGCTGTTCGCCCTGCCGAAGCCGCGGTCGTGGCGGGACCGGGTCCGCGAGGCCGCGACTGTCGAAGCCCTTGGGGCGATCGGCGACGACGTGGATGCCGCGGAGTCGTCGGGCAAGTTGCAGCCGGACCAGGCCGACGCCCTGCGGCAGATGATCGCGGGCCGCCACGACGAGATCCAGCCGCAGGAGGCCACAGCATGACCGGCACCCAGGTCGAGCGGGACGAGCAGACCGCCCACGAATCGGTGATGCAGGTGATCGAGGACGCCGTGACCGCGTTCAAGCGGGGCGGCATGAGCTACGACCGGGCCGCGACGGTGATCGGCACGGCACTGGCGAAAGAGTCGGCGCGGCCGGCTCGGATCGGTGAGACACACGCACCAGAGGTTACGACATGAACTGGGACGATTTCGGCACGGTCGATGAGGGCGAGTCGGGCGTGGTGGAGCAGCTCTGCCCGGAGGGTGCCCACACGGCCACGATCGGCTGGTTGAAGATGCAGCCGAAGGAGTGGGCGGAGTGTGAAGCCAACCCCAAGGGCATGTGCCTGACGGTGCGGCTCGACGTGAAGAAGGGCATCAAAGCCGTCTTCGACACGATCCCCTGCCACCGCCGGGCGACCATCGAGGCGCTCTGCCGGTCGGCCCGGATCGACCCGCCGCGGGGCGATTGGGACGAGAGCGAGTTGAAGGGCTGCGTCGTGACGTTCGAGAGCGTCATTTCGCTGTCGAAGAAGGGCAACGACTACGTGCTGATAAAGGGCTACAAGCCCAACGCGGACCCGCTGCCCAAGGAGATCCGCGACCGCCCGGCCCGCACGCCGACGCAGAAGGCCGACGCGGCGGCCGCGATGCCCAACGACGACATCCCCTTCTGACCACCACCACCATCAAGGACGAGACCATGGCAACGCCAGTATTTCGATCGCGGGTCAACGTGGACTACGACTTCAACGTAACCATCGTCCGCGAGCAGGGCGATTCGATCATCGTGGACGGCGAGCGGTTCGTGCGGATGCTCGGCGGCTCATTCATGTTGAGCATGACCGGCGAGTGGCACTATTCGCCACGCGAGGCCGACCTGTCGGTGCTCGCGACGCTGTCCAGACTCCGCGGCCGGGTCGATGACCTGGTCGCCACGATCCAGCGGCCGCTCCCGGCCGCAGACGCTGCACAGGTTCCGGCGTCGGGGAGAGCGCACGCGGGGGTCGCGACGTAACTCCGCTGCCGGGGGCTGGCGACGTTCTCCAGCCGGTGCCCCGACCGTCCGCCGCACGACACGCGGCACCACACACAGGGAGGGTGATAGCGATGGGACACGACTGGCATAGAGACATGGAGCCGCTGCCGATCAAGGCCGCGGGGGTGGCATCGTTCCTGCGGAGCTGCGGGCGACCGCGGGCCGCGGCGTGGGCTGCGGAGCTCGGCACGGAGTTGGAGAAGGCACGGGCCGAGATCTTCAACCTTCGCGTCGATAACAACCGGCTCGCGTCGAAGTTGGCCCGGCTGACGGGTGGCGAGAGTTTTTCGCAGATCCCGCACTCGAACAAAAGCGAGTGGGAGTAGCCATGGCCGTCAAGCACATCATGACGTTCAGCGAGATGCGCAAGGACCACATCCGCGACTGGCTGCGGCTGTCCGACCTGCAGGATGCCGCTGCCGCGGCCGGCCGGTGGATGACGCGGTACGAGGTCCGCAGGGCGATCCGGCACCTGCCGAAGCCGGCGGTCAAGCGGTACGGGCACTGGCACTACACCGACGAGCACCGCGACGCGGTGGTGGCTGCGGCCAAGTCGATGGTGGAGGTGGTGGCATGAGCAACGACTTCTTCATCCCGCCCTGCGACACCGGGCCGCTGTTCGCCCAGCTGCGAGCCCGCCCCAGCGACCCGCCGACATCGCACGCGGCTGCCAAGCGGGCCGCGAAGACGGCCGGCGGCCACCGGGACGCGATCGTCGAGGCGCTCGCGGCCGGGCCGGCGGGGCAGACCGAGATCGCCCGCCGGGCCGGGCTGACCGTGGCCCAGGTGAGCAAGCGGCTCAAGGAGCTGCGGGACGGCGGGCGGATCGAGCGGACCGGGCGCGATGTGGCGGCGGGGGAGTGTGAGTATCGAAATACCGAGGCAAGGAGGTAGCGATGGCGAAGATCATCACAAACTTGGCGGACGTGCCGGACGGCTGGGTGCGGATCGCGGACATCACAGACAGCGTGACCGACCAGAAGATTCTCAGCGACGCCCACAACGCGGACGTGATCCCGGCCGTGAAGTTGGTGCGAACGACCAGCGAGTTTCGGATCGGGCCGGTGTGGGTGGACCCGGTAGCGGCGAAGGCGCTGCTGGAGCGATGCCAGGCCAAGCGGGACGGGCGGGTGGCGGCCGAAGGTGACCGCGACCAGCGTGCCGGGTCTGCCGTTCGTGTCGTGGTGCTCGACGACTGCGCCGAGCGGATTGCCGTAGCGTTGGAGCGGATCGCGGATGCGGTGTGCGGTGTGCCCACTGCTCACGGGTGACTGGGTGGCAGAGTGGCGCGGGACGGCGGGGCGAGCTTGTGGAGGGTGGCGTGATGGCAGACAAGGTGCCGCAATGGATACGCCTATGCGTCGATTATTGGTGCGAACGATTCGACGAATCTGAAATCGGAGTTGATTGGTCTGATGCGATGGAGCATTGCTGGCGATGCGGCTCGAAAAGAAAACTGCAGAAATGCCACATAGTCGCGAAGCAGTTCGGTGGTGGCGACGGGCAAGAGAATACGCTCCCGCTTTGCTGTGAGTGCCACGACGAGGCGCCAGACGTTACAGATCCATCGGAGATTTGGAGATGGATAAAAGAAACGAAGTCAATGTTCTACGGAACACTCAAGTTCGAGCGGGCGGCAATGGCAGCTGTGTCTCGCGGATGCGATCTCTCCAGATTCAACAGACAGAAGTTTGACTATTTGATGGAGCACAGCGTCGGCCTTCATCTCATGCAAAACGGAACCGGATGCCGGATCAAGTCATCGAGCATTGCATGGGCCATTGAAATGGCTTGTCGAAGGGAGGCCACGGATGGCACGAGCCCGTAGCATCAAACCGGCGTTCTTCAAGAACGAGTTTCTGGCCGAGTGCGAGCCGATGGCTCGTCTCCTGTTCGTCGGCCTATGGACGCTCGCCGATCGCGACGGCCGCCTGGAGTGCAGGCCGCTGCGTATCAAGGCCGAGCTGTTCCCATACGACAACTGCGACATCGCCAGCCTGCTCAAGCAGCTGGCTGACCGGGGCTTCGTCCGAGCCTACGAATCGGGCGACATGAGGGTGTTGGAGATCCCCAAGTTCTGCGAGCACCAGCGGTGCCACCCTGACGAACGCAGCGAAGGGCTGCCGCCACCCTCAGAATCGGCGGAAACCGCGGTTTCTCGCGGGGAAAACGCAAAGCCGGGAAATCCGGCGCGTGAGCCGGGAAACTTCCCTGCGAATTGCGCCTTATACCCTTCTTCCTCTAGTCCTTCTACCTCTAGTCCTTCTGCTTGGAGTGCTCCGAGCAAGCCCGCTCCGCGGTCTGGCTCGAAGCCGTCCGACGCCCTGCGGTGGGGTGCGGAGCACGGGTGGGAGGGAATCACCGACGCTGACCGTGCGGAATGGTCACGGGCTTACCCGGCGGCTGACCTGGACATCGAGCTCGCCAGGGCCACGCAGTGGCTGAAGGCCAACCCCAAGAAGGCCGCGAAATCCAACTGGCGGAAGTGGCTGACCACGATCTGGCTCTCGAAGTGCCAGGACCGCGGCGGCACGCACCGCGAGACGGGCGCAAGGGCGGCCCCACCCCCCGCCCCGCCCCGCATCGACCCGGCGTTCGAGGCCGCCAAGGCCGCGACGCTGGCCCGGGAGGCGGCCCGCCGGGCCGCGGAGCACGCCCGGCTCGACGCCCAAGCCGCAGGAGCCGCCCCATGACCCGCAAACTCTCCGCCGCTTCGATCCTCGCCGCCCGCTCGCAGGGCACGACCGTCGCCCAGCGGCAGCTGCTCGAAGTATTTCGATCGCTCCGCGACTCGCAGGGCTACGCCCCGACGTTTCGCGAGCTGGCCGACGAGATCGGGGTCAACGTGGGCGACGTGTCGGCGAAAATGTGGCGGCTCCGGCGGGACGGGGTCGTCGATTGGCACGACGGCAAGGCCCGGACTATCCGGATCGTGAGGGACTCATGGGGCTCTTGATCGGCATCGACCCCGGGATCACCGGGGCGATCGCGGTGATCGGCGACGGCCAGGTGGCGTGCCGGGAGATGCCGGCCGTTGAGATCAACGGCCGGCGGCGGGTGGACCCGGCGGGGCTTACCACCGCCCTCGCGGCAATCCTGCAGGCCGGCCACCAGGTCGAGATGGCGGTGCTGGAGCACGTCCAGGGCGTGCAGGGCACCGGGGCCACGTCCGCGTTCAGTTTCGGCCGGTCGTTCGGCGTGGTCGAGGGCGTGCTGGCCGGGCTCGCGATCCCGCACACGCTGGTCCGCCCGCAGGTGTGGACCAAGGCACTGGGCGTGAGCCGGGACAAGGGCAGCCACCGGGCCGCGGCGGCCCGGCTCTGGCCGAAGCACGCGGATCTATTCGCCCGCGTGAAGGACGACGGGCGTGCCGACGCGGTGCTGCTCTGCCACTGGTACGAGAGGTGTCATGGGACGTCCGCCGTCGGCTGACCCGGCCAAGGCCGCAGAGCGAAAGCGGCTGCTCGACCTGGAGCGGACCCGCGAGCGTACGCGCCGCGGGGCCGACATCGGCGAGATCCCGAAGGTGGTGGACGCCGCCCGGCGGGAGTCGTGCCGGCTCGACCTGGAGCGGTTCCTGGTCACCTACTTCCCGTACTCCACCGGGCTGTCGCCGTTCAGCGACGACCACAAGCGGGTGATCTCGCGGATCCAGGACTGCGTGACGCGCGGCGGCCGGTTCGTGAACGCGGTCTACCGCGGTTTTTCTAAGAGCACGATCAGCGAGTTGGCGCTTATGTGGGCCGTGCTCTACGGCCACCGCCGGTTCGGCGGGATCTTCGCGGCCGAGAGCGACCTGGCCGCCAAGGCAATCAACTCGATCCGCACCGAGCTCAGCGACAACGACCTGCTCTACGACGACTTCCCAGAGGTGTGCCACGCGGTGCGGGCTCTTGAGGGCAAGGCGCAGCGTTGCAACTCGCAGACCCACAACGGCAAGCGGACCCACATCGGCTGGAAGAAAGACACGCTCGTGCTGCCGACGATCGAGGGGTCGGTGTCAAGCGGGGCGATCATCATGAGCCGCGGGCTCACCGGCTCGATCCTTGGGCTCCGGTGGAAAACGCCCGAGGGCCACCAGCTGCGGCCCGACTTCACGATAGTGGACGACCCGCAGACCCGCGAGTCGGCCAGGTCGCCGGTGCAGTGCCAGGCCCGGCTGGAGATCTTAACCAAAAGTGTCATGAAGCTCGCCGGTCACACCAAGAGCATGGCGTGCGTGGTCAACGCGACGGTGATCGAGCAGGACGACATGGTGGACCAGCTGCTCGACCAGGGCCGCTACCCGGCGTGGCAGGGCGAGCGGATCCCGATGGTCCGGCAGTTCGCCGACCGCCACGAAGACTTGTGGATGGAGCGGTATCGCGAGTTGCGATGCACGTTCGCGAAGGACGTGGTGGGCGACCAGGCCCGAGCCCACCGCGAGGCCAACGAGTTCTACGCCGCCAACCGCGACGAGATGGACCGCGGCTGTCTGGTGTCGTGGGCGTCGTGCTTCGACCCGGACGTTGAAGTCTCCGCGATCCAGCACGCATACAACGCCCTCATCGACGACGGGCCGGACGTGTTCGCGAGCGAGTTTCAACAAGCCCCCCTCAAGAACGCGGCGGAGTCGCTGGGGATCTCCCCGGACGAGGTCCGGGGCCGGGCCATCGAAATACCCGTGGGCGTGGTTCCGCGTGGGTGCGACACGCTCACGGCGTTCGTGGACGTGCAGGAGAAGCTCCTGTATTGGGCGGTGGTGGCATGGGGCTCGCAGCTCCGCGGGCACCTGGTGGCGTACGGGGCTTACCCCGAGCAGGGCCGGAGCTACTACACGCTCCGCGACTCGAAGAAGACGCTCGTGAAGGCTGCCGGCGGGGCTTCGCTGGAGGCCGCGATCCACGCGGGGCTTGAGGCCGTGGCGGCGTCGCTGCTGGGCCGGGAGTTCACCCGAGAAGATGACGACGCGGTGCTGCGGGTGGGGCAGCTGTTCGTCGATGCCAACTGGGCACAGACGCAGGGCGTCGTCCGCGACTTCGCCCGCCGGTCGTCGTTCGGGCCGCGGGTGCTGCCGACCCATGGCCGGTTCGTGGGTGCGAGCGGCCAGACGATCTCGGACAAGCGGCCGGACCGCGGCGAGCGGATCGGGCACAACTGGCGGACGAGCACGATCGGCAAGCAGCGGCACGTTCTCTACGACACGAACGCATGGAAGACGTTCGTGGCGTCCCGGCTCAAGCTGCCGGCCGCCGACCCGCAAGCGTTTACCGTCCACGCGGGCTCGCACGAGATGCTCGTGGAGCACCTGTCGGCGGAGGCCCCGGTTCGCGTCGAGTCGAAGATGCGGACGGTGGACGAGTGGAAGCTGATACCGGGCCGCGACAACCACTGGTGGGACTGTCTG